AAACAACAAGCAGAAAAATTACAAGATTATATTAAAGAGACACTCGGGTACATACCCGAAGTAAAAGTTTCAGTGCATCCTTCGACACTGAAAGCCACCTTCAAAAAGTGGCATGAAGAAGGAAGATCTGTCCCAGACAATACATTTAATTTGTTTATCGGACAGAAGACAAAAATAACGCGAAAAACATAGGAGAAAATATGGCTAACGCAATAAAGAAAAAAGAAGCATCAAACATTATACAGTTTGATCCTGGTATCTTTGAAAAAGATGCTAATGCAGGATTAGGAAATCTGGGAATGGACGATCTTGCTATTCCTTTTCTTCGTATTCTGAGCGATACGTCGCCTCAAGTCAAGAAAAGGGATCCTCTTTACATAGAGGGAGCGGAAAGTGGAATGATCTACAACACGCTTACAAAAGAAATATATAGTGGTAGCGATGGGGTATCGGTAATACCTTGCGCCTATCAGCGCCAATATATTGAATGGATGGATAGAGGCAAAGGCACAGGAGCACCTGTGAATATTTATCCTGCCGAAAGTAATATACTTTCAAAAACTACGCGCGACGATCAAAGGAAAGATCGATTAGAAAATGGTAACTATATTGAAGATACCGCTAATCACTTTTGCCTGGTTCTTAGCAAAGATGGGACTAGTTCCCAAGTTCTTGTGGCGATGAAAAGTACTCAACGTAAAAAATCAAAGAGATGGAACTCCTTGATGTTGGGACTTAAAATGAAGGGAAGTAAAGGTTTATTTACTCCTCCTTCCTATTCACACGTTTACCTATTGAAAACGATTGCAGAATCAAATGATCTAGGTGAATGGTTCGGTTGGGACATTTCCCGTGTCGGACCTGTTGAAGATGGTAACATTTATCAACAAGCGAAAGTATTCGCAGAAAGTGTGGCCGCAGGTGACGTAAAAGTTAAACATGAAGAAGATGAGGTTGACAGCGCGGAAAAAACTCCGTACTAGACTACTCCTTGTAAATAGAAGAGGCGAATAAAATCGCCTCTTCACCAATGAATGAGAAAGATTTATGGACGACAAAGAAAAATTTATACTAATATTCAGTGGCTTGGAAAGAGCCTATGGTCAGACCCAAAGTCGCGCAAAAAATGCCACAGGAAAATTAGAAGCTCAGTCCTGGATTCAAAAAGAGCAATTAACAAAAGAAAAATGGTATGACCACTTAGAAGGTCGTGAACCAAGCCTAGGTATCATTCCCATTCGTGATGATAACACATGCACATGGGGAGCAATTGATATCGATTCCTATGATGGACTGGATCATAAAAAATTAATTAAGAAAATTGTCGAAAAAAACCTCCCTTTGGTTGTATGTAGATCCAAAAGTGGTGGTGCGCATATATATTTATTTGTACGCGAACCAGCGACTGCCAAAGATATGCAACTGAAATTAATAGAAATAGCTGCGTGGCTTGGATTTGCTAATTCAGAAATCTTTCCAAAACAAATTGAACTCAACCCCAAAGCAACAGGTAATTTTTTAAATTTACCTTACAACCATGAAGAACACCCCACTAGATATGCCTTTGATGATGAAGGGAATGCATTAGATACATTAAAAAAATTTATAAAATATTATGAAACAAAAGTTATACCGCAGGTTGGTAATGTTAAAATACCTAAAAGCGTTGATACAAAAGAAGATTTTAAAGGCGCTCCTCCGTGCATCGTAACTTTGGCCGAGCATGGATTCAGCGAAGGATCTCGCAATCAATGCCTATTTCAAGTAGGAGTTTATTTAAGAGAACGTTTTCCCGATCAAGTAGAACAAAAATTGGATGAGTATAATACCAAATATTTTAAACCTCCCCTTCCATCGCGTGAGGTTTTAACTATTTTTAAACAAGTTCAGGATAAAAAATATTTTTATCGATGTTCCGAACCTACATTTGTAGCAGTCTGCGAAAAAATTAAATGTAAGACCCGTAAATATGGAATTGGTAATGCAGCAACGGATGATATTTCTAGTTTAAAAAAATGGGTATCGGATAATCCTATGTATGAACTCACTCATAATGGAAAGGTCATTATTTTAAATGTGGATCAATTGGCAGATCACCCTGCTTATCGTAAAGCATGTATTGCGCAAGCGGATACAAGCCCACGGCCCGTCAATCCTGTGGTATGGTCGGAAAGAGTAGATGAACTTTTAGCCATAATGAAAGAAAAAAAGGATTATGTTATTCTTCCAGGAGAAGTCACAGCGAAAGGACAGTTTTTATCTCATCTTCAAACATTTATTGGGAATACAAAAGGTGCTAAAGATCGCGATGAAATTCGTCTTGGCCAAACTTACGAATACGAAGGATATTTTTATTTTAAACCCCAATCTTTTCGTGAATTTTTAAAAACTCAACGCTTCACAAAAATAAATGAAACTCATCAGATGAAAATATTTAATGAATTAAAAGGATCAACAGACAAGCTTAAGATTGAAGGCCATTCAGCTCACTGTTGGAAAATACCAATTGATATAGAAGAAACAGAATACGAATTAAAAGAAAGAGATTTCACAGAAAAGAGTCCATACTAATGTTTAAATATAATCCTCTCTTTAAAGAAAAATATATTTGGCCTAAAGGTAAACTGCCTTCGCCCTCTCGAGTCTTAGATGAAACAAGTGATAAAACTTTTCTAGAAAAATGGCGAAAGAAAGTAGGGGAGAAAGAAGCGGATCGTATTGTAGCATATTCTATCGCTATCGGAAAAAGCATGCATACATATCTTGAGAAGAAAATAAATAATGAGGAAGGAAAATTATTACGAAAAAATGATCCTAATAAAGCTATTGCCACTACTCTTGGTAATATAATTATAAAAAAAGGATTAAAAGAAAAATTAGAAGAAGTATGGGGACTTGAGGCTCACTTGCATTTTAATAATAATTATAAGGGAATTGCAGATTTAATTGGAATTTACGAGGGTGAGCCTGCTATTATAGATTTTAAACAAAAGAGAAGCTATCAACAAGAGAGCTATGACTCTGTCCAAAACTATTTTACCCAGTTAGCCGCATATGGTCTTGCCCATAATAAGATGTGTGGCACGACCATTAAAAAAGGGGTCTTATTAATTGTAACCCATGATCGTCGATTTCAACGATTTATTATCAAAGGGCATAAATGGAGGTATTACTGTTTGGATTTTATTAAAAGACTAAAACATTGCATCAAGGAAAGGAGCAAGAATGAAATGTAAAGGACATAATTGCGATAAAGAGGCAACCATTGAAGATCCAAAGGATCATTTTTATTGTGATGAATGCTATAAATTTTATAGTTATACACGAAAGGAATACTGGAGCAATCCAGATGCGAAGGGATATGAAGATAAAAAATAAACTTAAACATTTAGATCTCTTTAGCGGGATCGGTGGATTTAGTCTCGGACTGGAAGCCACGGGTGGATTTGAAACAGTTGCGTTCTGTGAAATTGAGAACTTCCCGAGGCAAGTGCTACAAAAGCATTGGCCACACGTTAAACAATATAATGATATAAAGGAGCTGACGTATGACAAACTCAAAGAAGACGGAATTGGACTTATCGACATTATCACTGGAGGCTATCCTTGCCAACCATTCTCCCAAGCAGGTAGAAAAAAAGGTGAGCAAGATCCGCGACACCTCTGGCCAGAGTATTTTAGGCTTGTCAAAGAGTGTCGGCCGACTTGGGTCATTGGAGAGAACGTTAGTGGGCATCTTAAACTCGGTCTCGACTCGGTGCTCGCGGACCTGGAGGGTGAAGGTTACGCCGTTAGGACGTTTAGTATTTCAGCTGCTAGCATCGGCGCCAACCACAAAAGAGAAAGGGTCTGGATTGTGGCTCACTCCGAGCGCAACGACAATTTCAACAAGGAGCAAAGAGTCGATGGAAAAGAGAAAGAAATACCGCGAGAGCGTGGGGAGAACGACAGTCCCCCCAGGGAATCTAGCCGAGCAAGTGCAGTACGGAAAACCAACGACGGAAATGTGGAGAACACCAGACGCTCATTGCAACCGAGGGCCGAGCAGCGAGGAGAGAATGAAAATGAAACTCGAGAAGGGAATGCCAATCAGCATCAACGATCAAGTAGCGCATCCAAATCTGATGTGGCCAACACCCAGGGAGTTTATGTACAAGGACAGTACGACGGACAGGGGCAAAGGCAACCTTGGGGAGAAAGTTGGTGGGCAGTTGAACCCGACGTGGGTCGAGTGGCTCATGGGATACCCGACAGGGTGGACCGACTTAAAGCGTTAGGGAATAGTTTAGTCCCGCACGTTCCGTACTGTATCGCACTTTCAATCCTGGAGGCGCTCGATGCATAGACATATTGTTATCGGACCGCCAGGTACAGGGAAAACTACCTATTTAAAAGATAAAGTGGAAGAGTTTCTCAATGCTGGGAAATGCACTCCAAAGGAAATAGGTTACTTCAGTTTTACCGTAAGAGCAGCAGAAGAAATTAGAGATCGAATTGTGAAAGATTCTAATCAACAGTGCACAAAAGAAACTATTAAAATTATATACCCTTATTTTTCCACATTACATTCTTTGTCTTATCGTCGTTTACAACTTCAACAGACACAGATTATGGATGATCATGATTATGAAGAACTCTCCCAAATAACAGGACATGAATATGTTAATAAAATGAAAAAAGGAAATGGTGTTGATATAGCAATGCCAACAGCAAAAAGTGAATACCAGGACATGATTAATTTAGCTTATGCCAAATATCCTGATGATGACGATCGACTAGATAAAGTTTTTAGATATACCACATTAAATAATTATGGGGCTCGAAAGCTTATTGAACAAATGGAACTGGATCTTCATAAATTTAAAGTAGACAGAGATAAATACGAATACGTTGATTATTTTATTCAATTTTTAAAAAGAAATAATCCTCCTCCTTTAAAATATTTATTTGTTGATGAGGCACAAGATCTAAGTGCCCATCAATGGCAAGTAATTGATATGATTCAAAAACAATCAGGAGCTCTTCAAACATATATTGCGGGTGATGATGATCAAGCAATTTTCAGATGGGCTGGCGCAGATATCGAACATTTTATTCGAATGGCGCATGATTCTAACAATACGCTTATTCCTTTGACACAATCTCACCGCATTCCTATAAGTGTACACAGTCTTGCCACAAAACTTGGACAGTCTATATCCCAACGCATCCCAAAGACTTATAAGCCCCGCGACGAGATGGGGGTAAGAAAAGTATTGAATATTAGACCTTTAAATAAAGGATTACAGGAAGGTGAATGGCTGATTTTATGTAGAACTCACGAAATTGTAAAGCAGGTGTGTGAAACTCTGGAAACATATGGATGGCTTTATAAACGCTATGGATTTTCTGTTATTAGTTTTAAATATATTGAAGCCATTAGAGGATGGACGGCTCTTCAGAATGGTAAATCTATTTCAGGTGTTTTATGCGACATTGTCTATCATCACATGGATAGTACAAGAATAAAAAGAAATTATGGTGTTTTTAAAGGACAACACGAAGAAACCTACAACTTAGAGGATCTTATTAAAGACTATGGTTTACGAGAAGTTATCCGGTTATCCAAAGAAAAAGAAGTAAGTACAAGAGCCATCACTTGGTATGATATGCTTAATTCTAAAGGACTGCAACGACGTGTAACTTATTTAAGAGCGGTTATGCGCTCAGGAAACAAACTTGATACTGTTCCGCGTATTGAAGTCTCCACTATCCACGCATCAAAAGGTGGTGAAAGACAAAAAGTTATGTTATTAACCGATCTATCGTTTGGGCCTTACAGCTCATATAAAGAAAGTCAACAAGGAAGAGATGATGAAGCCAGAGTATTTTACGTGGGTGCCACAAGAGCTAAAGAAGAATTACATATTATTCATCGCACAGAAGGACAATACGAATATGATCCTATCTTTCATTACGAGAGCCAAATAAGATGATTTGTAAAGATATTTTAAAAGAAGCAAGAGAGTTAGTTGGTAAGCAACGTCAGATTGACTATGGGGACAAGCTTATTAATCACAAGAACATTGCTGCGTTGTGGTCGGTTTTCCTCCGCACTAACATAACGGCGCATGACGCAGCGGTGTGCATGGCCTTGGTAAAAATAGCACGGCTTATGCACCAGCATAAAAAAGATAGTTATGTTGACTTGGCCGCCTACGCTGCCATTGCGGGAGAAATAGAAGTCCGAACAAATAAAAAAAATATTTCCTTTGAATCTGAAGGAGAAAGAAGAGGACGTATTACAGAGGAATATGTTAACTCATTAAAGGAGAAAAAATGAAAGAGCAGCCCAATTGGTTTCCTAAAGTTCATAAAATGCCCAGTGAATGGGTAATGCCCGACCATTTTCCCGATCTCTCCCAATATGATGAAATAGCTGTTGATGTAGAAACAAGAGATCCTGGACTTAAAACGAGTGGCCCTGGCTATATTCGTAAACACGGACAAGTCATAGGAATTGCTGTGGCTGTGGATGGATGGTGTGGATATTATCCAATCGCTCACGAAACGCCACCTAACATGGACGCTGGAATTGTAATTAAATGGCTGAAAAAACAATGTTCTTATGAAAAAATTAATTATATTTTTCATAATGCTTTCTATGATGTAGGTTGGTTAGCAACTTTAGGGGTTGACATTCGAGGAAAAATAATTGACACTTTGATTGCCGCACCGTTGGTAGATGAAAATAGGTTTCGATATGACCTAAACTCATTAGGAAAGGATTATTTAAAGGAGTCAAAATCGGAAACCCAACTCTACGAGGCGGCAAAAATGTGGGGCCTTGATCCTAAATCAGAACTATGGAAGCTTCCTGCCTCACATGTTGGCGACTACGCTGAACAAGATGTACGCGTAACGTTGCGTCTATGGCATCACTTAAAGAAAGAAATTATATCACAAAATTTAATTAATATTTTTGAGCTTGAAACAGATCTGTTCCCAGTGTTATTTAAAATGAAACAAGCGGGAGTAAAAGTTGATCTTGAAAAAGCGGAAAGGATTAAAAATGATTTACTCTCTCAGGAAAATAAAATTCTGGCTGGAATTAAAAAGCTCTCAGGGATGGATGTGGAGATATGGGCTGCAGCATCAGTGTCGAAAGCTTTCGACACGCTTAATATTCCTTATGACCATACTCCTACGGGGAAGCCTAAATTTGATAAAAATTTTTTGGCAACGCATGATAGTCCGCTCGCTAAAATGGTTGTTGAGGCGCGCGAGATTAATAAAGCCCGAACCACCTTCATCAACACAATACTCAAGCATTCGTACAGAGGGAGGATTCACGCAGACATTCACCAAATGAGATCGGATGCCGGAGGCACCGTCACAGGTCGCTTCTCGTACTCCAATCCCAATTTACAGCAAATCCCCGCTCGCAATGCCATACTTGGTCCATTAATTCGTTCCATTTTTGTACCGGAAAAGGATTGCCAGTGGGGTATTTTTGACTACTCGCAACAAGAACCACGGCTCGTGGTCCACTACGCCAGCTTAAAAGGTTTTTCGAGTGCTAATAGCTTTATTGATCAATATCATAATGATGAGGCTACTGACTTTCATCAGCTAGTATCTGATATGGCGGACATTCCCAGAAAACAAGCCAAGACAATTAATTTAGGGCTTTTTTATGGCATGGGAAAAGGAAAACTAATGTCACAATTAGGCCTTGATTTAGAAGATGCCTCTGATCTTTTAGCGGGCTATCATGAACGAGTACCTTTTGTTAAAAAATTAATGAATGACACGATGTATCAAGCAGGGAAAAAAGGATATCTATCCACCTTATTAGGAAGAAGATGCCGTTTTGAACTATGGGAACCTGTTAATGAATGGGGATCTAAAGCTCTCCCTTTAAAAGAAGCGCAAAGAGAATATGGGGAACATACAATTAAAAGAGCGTGGACTTATAAGGCTCTCAATAGACTTATTCAAGGATCCGCAGCCGACCAGACAAAAAAAGCTATGTTAGAGTTATCCAAAGAAGGCTATATCGCCCATGTGCAAGTGCATGATGAATTGGATTTTTCTATTGCAAGCGACAAGGATGTTAATAAAATTAAAGAGATTATGGAAACATGCATAGATTTACTCGTCCCAAGCAAAGTGGATGTAGAACTAGGAAAAAGTTGGGGCGATGCAGGACAAGATTGAACCCATTGATAATTATGTAAATAAAATTTTGAAAGGGAGCGGCTGATAATGGAAGAAATATTATTATTTAAAAAAAGCTTT